GGATACGTTCCCGTTTCGTGGCAATTCGCGTTGTACAAGCAGAACTCGCACACCAGCGCATCGAAGAAACTTTCCGGTGTGGGCCACGTCGGTGACGGACTGCGCTCTGCTTTGTGGTGTGCGGGGTCCACTGTCATGCCCAAGCTAAAGGGCATTCCAGGCCGCATTTTATGCGCGATGATATAGAATCCTTGATTGGAATTCCATCGTTTACGCGCCTCCCGTTTCGTGATTCTGGTGTACGTCGTCGCACCGTCGTTAATTACGTGTCGTGTCATATTACTCCTACTTTCCGCCAAACATTCGGCATCCGGCACCATGAAAGCGTACTCTCACGGTGTCGGGTGCCCCAGTTCGCAGCTGCTATTCCTCCCCTCTCATTACCGCATCTGCTTGATTAGCGAGATACTGTCCAGCGTGATACAGCATTGTCCACGCTGGTGTTGCGCTTGATGCGCCACTAACTCGCGCATTTTTCAGGATCTCGCAAGCTCGCATAAGGTTCTCGTATTGTTGCATTGTTTTCTACCTCACTCCCGGCTATCAATCCCGCATTCCGATGCACTTTGGAACGCTAGAACTGATAGCCAGGCTTAAGGATGTTTCACGGTTCGCACAACGGAAACATCAAACGGTGTGTACGGCATTTCCCATTACCATTACCGCCAAACAGTGTTCGATTGAATCACATACTAGGTACCATCGCTGGCAGTGTTCTGTTATCGCTCTAATAAGTATTCGCGGACTTAGGTAACGGGAAACTTGTAGGCTACAAAGTGTAGCGGATACATTCAAACGGCAAACAATGCCGCTAGAGTCTCTAGAAAATTCGCAATCTGTCACATTACAGGCGCTAGATTCACCTTCCTTACAGTGTCGATATGTTCGTTTCGCGTTTTGATTAAGGCGCTAATTGGGGCCGATGGCTAATTGGATCACGTCACCGTGAGTGTATCTTTGGTCCCACGTCGGGCGATGTTGCCGTCCGATTGCGGGAGATACTACTTAGTCATCCAATGTCTACTGGGAAACATACTGGACACTCCATTCATATGCGTTTTGTTTCGCACGTCGCCTAAACCTCTCTCACTCTACACAGCAACACTGCAATAATTCGGGACAGCCAAGCCATGAAGCGGTTACATCCGTAGATTGCGGATGACCGTCTGGGCCATAATTGGTTCCCTTACAGTGTTGGTTGTCGAGTCGCGGACGGTCGCTGGTGCGGTTACTCCGAACATCAAGGTATCGAACCCTGAAGAATACTAACCGCATCCAAACGCCTGTCAGGCGGGTTGACGTTCCGGATTATCTCCCGGACAGATTCGAATTGAGAAAGAGCAGTGACGCTGTACCACTTACCGGCTAACCACTTGCATCACGGTTACTAGGATTCTTTGAAACTCGGGTAACCGTAGTAACACCCGAGAGAATCCGTTCTATTTCCTGCTAGTGTCTTGCTGTTCCGGTTGCGATGTCTTGCCCCGAAATCCAATTAGACCACGGCTACCGTCCGATTGCAACATCTCCCATAAGCAAAACTCCTGCTAACCCCTTTGTTTCCTAGCTAGTAGAATTATTTTCACCCATAAGCTCTCTACATCTGTAAAACTACCGCGTTTTCGTATCTCATTGATTCTATTGACTTAGTTACGCTGTAACTTATAAGTGACAAATGACGATTTTACGTCGATTTCGATGACCAGGTAGCCGGGACCGGGACCGGGATCGGACTGTATCCGCTACACTTGCGACACATGTAGTAACGACCGATCGGTAACCAATGGGTGGGTTGTGATACCAGTGGTAGTACCAGTGACGCTCTGGGATCGACTCCGGGCCGCATGACCAGGGCGTCACCGTGTAGCGGCTACACAGGCTGCGCTTGGCCCCCCCCCCATACTCCCACCACAGGAACCCCACGACGCACACGCACGTGCGGATATTGAATCCCATGCACGCCCGCACATGACGCGGTCGATCTGAGACGGGAGGTGGTTATCTGTTGGGTGTTATTCTTGCAGCAAAAGGCGGTTTTCTGTCAGGTTACTCTTTCATGGGCAAAAGGTTATATACCCCCCCCCGTTCTACAGAAATACACAGATTCGGGAGTAGAGTGTATCTGCTACACTTCGGCAGCATAAAAGGCACTATCAATCTGGGGGTATATATACTCACGGTGGGGTATGGGAGAGATGGTATATATACTCACATAATGTCCCTTCGGGCCATCATGTTCGTACCAGAATCGCATGTGGTATACTGGCCGCATGGCTAAGACAAATAAAAAACGGGCACCGAAAAAACGGGCACCATCCCGCGCCACCCTCTACACCCCCAAACTCGCTGACACAATCATCGAGCAGATTGTCGTCTTCAACAAAACCCTGGCCCAGATTGCAAATATCCCCGGAATGCCGGATTACGTCACACTGCGGCACTGGTCGCGCCTCGACTCGCCCTCGCGCCCCGGCTTCGTAGCGGCCTACGGCGACGCAATCATCAAATCCTACGACCTCTTGGAGGCGGAAATCCGGGATATTGCCGACGACGACTCTCGCGACTACGTGAAAAAGCGAGTAAACGGAGCCGTGGTCATGGTCCCGGACCCAAACCGCATCGCACGCCACCGCCTGCAAATCGAAACTCGCCTCAAGATCATGAACGCTCGGGTCGCGGCCTACAAACCGAAGATTTCCGTGGATCACACCCACACCCACAACCTCATAATCGAAACCCGGCTGCAAAATGCACGCGAACGCCTCGCCAAAACAGGCAAAAGTGTAGCAGCTACACGTAAAACGCTGGAGAGTGGGAGTGACAGTTCAGCTATCGACTCGAAATGCTCCGCATTTCTCCCTGATATCCTCACAAAAGCGGCGGAGGATGGGGTCTACGAGGCAGAAATCGTGGAAATGCAGGGAGATTGACGGGGAGGGGGCTATTTTATGGCCCGAAGGGGCATGAAATAGGTGGGGGAGGGGCAATAATACCGGGGAAATATTATTGAAACCCCATTGACTCCGGCGTCTGGACCTGTTACAATAAGATTGTTCGGGAGGGGGTTGAAGGGGGGTTTTCGCTTATGGGTTTTGCCTTAAAACACTCCCATTTCCTCCTCCTCATGTACCCGCTACACCGTTGTTAGACAATCACAACGTGTGTATACTGGTCACATGCTCGATTCCCCCCTTATCACCCCATCGCGTTACTCTCCCGGCACTATCCTTTCCCCCGCAGACGAGCAGTTGGTGTCGTTTGTCGAATCCTGCTACGACGATCCGTTGCGGTTCGTAACCGGAGCGTACCCGTGGGGTGAACCGGGACTGCTACAGCATCACGACGGGCCGGATACTTGGCAAACCGAGTTCCTTATCGAGCTGGGTGAGGAGATACGGAGCCGGAAGTTCGACGGGGTGCATCCTGTGGACCCGATCCAGATGACGAGGGCATCAGGGCACGGAGTGGGAAAATCGACAATAGCTGCCATGTTGTGTAACTTCATCCTCTCCACCCGCCCGCACAGCAAGGGCACTCTGACCGCCAACACCTACAACCAGCTAAAGCAGAAAACTTGGTCTACAGTAAAGACCTGGAACAAGCGGAGTATTACCGGCCACTGGTTCGACGTGCAGGCGGAGGGCATGTTCAGAATCGGGGCCGAATCCTCTTGGTTTGCAAACTGCGCCTCGTGCGCGGATGAGAACTCGGAAGCGTTCGCAGGACAGCATGCAGCGGACTCTACATCATTCTACCTCTTCGACGAAGGCTCCAACATCTCGGATAAGATATTCGAGGTCGCGGACGGCGGACTCTCGGATGGCGAACCGATGATATTCGTGTTTGGCAACCCGACCCGGATCACAGGCAAGTTCTTCCGTATCAACTTCGGGGGCGAGATCAACCGCTGGAATCACGGAAGCATCGACAGTCGCCAGTCCCGGTTCACAAACCTGGTGAAAATCGAGAAGGATAAAGAGGAATGGGGAGAGGATTCTGACCGCTTCCGGGTCCGGGTTCGGGGTCTGCCCCCGGCCACATCCGACATGCAGTTTATCTCAACCGAGACAATACGAGAAGCGCAACTCCGGGTGCCTCCTGTCCTCGCAAACGACCCACTCATCTGCGGGCTTGATGTCGCACGCGGAGGCAAGGACAACTGTGTATTCCGATTCCGGCGCGGGCTGGACGCGAAGAGTATCCCGCCGATCAAGCTGGCCGGTGAGAAAGTCAGGGACTCCAACATCCTACTCGCGCAAGCGGTTACTCTCCTGAAAACTGGAATCAAAGGTCGCCGCATCGACATGATGTTTATCGACGGGACCGGGGTTGGTGGCCCGATCTGTGACCAGTTGAAGAACATGGGATTCTCCCGCCGCATCATTGAAGTGCAGTTCGGGGCCTCGTCGCCAAACATGCCGGGGTATGAAGCCGCAGCCAATATGCGGTCGTGGATGTGGGTTGTGATGAAAGAGTGGTTGAATAAGGGCGCAATCGACGAGGACACTGCATTGGAGATGGATCTCAAAGCACCCATGTTCCAGTACCGGCAGAAGACCGGAGACATACTGCTTGAGAGTAAAGAGAGTATGTCGTCGAGGCTGAAGAGTGAGGACAGATCTGGATCACCCGACGACGGGGATGCGCTCTGCTTCGAGGGGAGCACGATGATCCAGACCCCTTCCGGCCCTGTTCGGATTGCGGACATCCGACCAGGAGATCTGGTCACTACCCCATTCGGGGAATCGAGAGTGCTTGTGAAAACAAGATCTGTAGCAGATACACTCTCGGATGTGCAATTCTCCAATGGTTCTCGGCTGCTAGGGAAGGGAGATCATTCTGTATTCTCATTCGACTCTTGCATTTGTCGATTAGATGCTATACCGTTGACTTTCGAGGTAGAAGCATACTCGAAATGGAGAGTGGGATTATGGCGACTAGCGAGTTTACCATTTACAGATCGGAAAAGTTTTGGATTCAAACAAGCGGCAAGTACTTTAGCTCCGGGAATAAAACTAAATCGGAGAGACTTCTTCATCGCCGGGTGTGGTCAGATGTTCACGGCCCTATTCCAGAAGGCTATGAAGTTCATCACAAGAACGGCAACTGGAGAGATAACAAGCAGGGTAACTTGGAACTCAAGAAAAAAGGAGAACATCAACAAGAGCATATGCTCAGGAGGATGCAAAACCCCGAGCATCTTGCGAAGAATTTGGAGTACCTGGATCAAGCCCGAGAAGAGGCCGCAAAGTGGCACAGATCGAAAGAGGGAAGAGAATGGCATAGTGTGCATGGGGCGAACACTTGGATCAATCGAGAACCCGCCCTCATCTACTGCCAGAAGTGCGGAACAGGATACGGGACATTCTTCCCGTCCCGTTCCAAATACTGCTCCAGTGCTTGTATGCAGTCAGTCGGCTTCAGGACTTATTTCACGGATACTCGGGAGTGTGAGTTCTGCGGTAAAGAGTTTATGGCTAATCGCCACAGGACGACAGCCTGTTGTTCCAGAACATGCAGCAACCGTAAGAGGGCAGGGCATAGACCTGTACGATTTGACGCTGGAGAGTGATAATGCATACTACGCGAACGGGATACTGGTGTACAACTGCCTCACATTTGCATACCCGGTGCAGCCTTTGAAATCAACCAAGCAGGCGGCAGTGGACGACGAGGGTTTCGACGAGGATGCAGATGACGACTACGAGTCGCGACACAAAGCGACAGGCTGGGGCTAGACTGTAGCAGATACATTTGCTTGACAGGCCAGTCCCCAGTACCGTAATCTGGTAACACTTGCGCGGTTGGTAGCCCGCATCGGGCGGGGTCCGATTCCCCTGTCGGCCCCGCTCTCTCCCACTCACCAGACAGGATAAGATGACCCCGACCACACCCACTCCCGCAATCGGAACCCACTCGTGCTCGTGCTGGAAATGCTGGATTCAAGCCAACTTCTCGGTCATCATCTTATTCACCATCCTCGTCTTTAGTTTTGCTGCGACCGTCACTCTCATGCACGAGGAAGTGATCGCAGACAAGTACGTCATCTGGTTGCAAGGCTGGGATGCGGGCATCTTGACATCCCTTGGCGTGGCCCTGAAGAGTGACCAAGCGGCTACTCGGCACCAGATCCCAGATACGGAATACACCCCGCAACCCCAACAAAAGAAAGAAGATACGATATGAAATTCCTACTCGCATTCCTGCAAGTTCTTCCCGCCACACTTGGCGCTATCAAGGCAGTCGAAGACGCTTATCAAGGCGTCCCCGGCACCGACAAGAAGCAGCTCATGCTCAACGCGATTCAGGCCGGGGCGCAGGCTGGGCAGGCTATCCCCCACGTCCAAGTGCAGGCATACTCGGCTGCTATCGACCTGACCGTGCAGGCGTTCAACAGGGCTGGCATCTTCCAGTCGCGGAGCACTCCCCGGAATATGGCAGGCATTGCCAGCAATCAGACAGCGCAGACACAGCAGGGGCAGGACAAGAAACCGCTGTAGCGGCTACATTCGCATAAGGGCTACCAACCATGCACAGTAGAAAACAAATAGGCCGAAGAGGCTTTCTCGGGGCACTCACGGGTCTGGTGTCGGGAGCGGTACTGGACCCGGAGCTTGCATTGTGGAAACCGGGGAAGCTGATCAGTATCCCGAAACCGTTCACACCTGTCCAGATCGGATGTGATTTTCTAGCACCCTTTGGCCTGACTGCTTCTGAGTTTGAGTTGATGTATCTACGCCCTGCGATGATGTCTATCGCAGAGAGTATAGATTACAAAGGCTACCATAACTACAAGCTGCTTGATCTGCCTCTTCCCGTGGCGGTAGAAGAATCGAGACACATACGGCACGATATACTACGAGGCAAAGGATTGGCCAGATACATAGTGTCTTACGACGGTGTTCGTGACAGGCATCTGCATCATGTGGATGTTCTAGTTGCACCGGGGAGAGCGTAATGCCCATCTACGAATACCGTTGCGACACCTGCAACGACACGTTTGAAACCGTGCAGAAGATGGGGTCCTCTCGCGCTCTGCACACCGACTGCGGCGAGTACACCAGTCAGAAGTTGGTGTCACTCCCGTCCCGGCCCCAGATCCCCGGCCCGCAGGACTTCGCGGCCCCGATGCCGTTCCAGCCATTTACCGAACCGCAGGTCACGCGGGACTGGATGGAGAAGGACGGCACTATTCGGCCTATGAAGAAAGACGAATGGACAAAGGGCAACGTGCCGGGGTTGGAGAAATGACGGAGCTGGTGCTACTCCAGACCCAGACCCTCACCCGAGAAGCATCTCCGGGAGTTACCCCTCACTGCTTCTTCTGCGTAACTCACGGGTTCACACATTCTTCTGGACAGGACGCCATCCTGTCTGTTACTCTGGGGCTGAACTGATATGACACCCGACCCGAGAATGGCCCCGTATCTGGACGACTCGACTCTCCTGCTGGCGCTCTGTGTGTATCGAGAGGCGAGAGGCGAGTGTTACGACGCCAAGCTCGGGGTGGCGAATGTGGTGCGGAACCGAGTGCGGCTGTCTCCTGCCGAGGGGTTTAAGCGGACGGTACGGGAAAACGTATTGAAACCCTATGCCTTCTCGTCTTTTAACGACGACGATCCGAACCGGAATGTGTATCCGCTACACATCGCGGACACAAGCAACCGGGCGTGGCAGGACTGCTTGCGGGCTGCGAAGTCTCTGGACCCTGATAACACAGGCGGAGCGGTGTTTTACTTCTCGTCGCCGCTGGTAGATCCGCCACCGGCGTGGGGTAAGGTTAAGCCCACGGTGCGGATGGGTGATCTAAGTTTCTTCAAAATGGTGGCCAAATAACATGAGATCTTTATCACAACTGCCATCAACTGGCTCCCCGAAAGCGGTAAAATCCCTGACCGGGAGCAATCGGGCTGGCTCTCCGGGTCTGCCCAAGCCCAAGAAGCTGGTGGGTAATCCGGCTGTGATGATGAGGATGGGGCAGAAATGACACACTATTTCTTAATAATTCAATACGATGCAGTCAGAGATGAGATGATACATAGGCTTCATGCTCTGTCCCAGCCTGCTGCGGAGGAGAACTTGGGCAGACTCAAGAAGTTGCCTGTGGAGTCGGTCACATACTGCTCTTCCTGCAACATGCTATTCCGGCCTTGTTCCGGTAATCCTGATTTCGTGCTCGATCAGCCAGTCGTGTAGCGGATACATATCATGCCCTCATCCACCCCCGAATACTCCGACGACCAGATAGCGCAACTCGCACGGCAGACATTGGCCGTTGCGAAGAAGGCAGATAAGCACAATCGAGATGCTTACACCTCGAACTACCAGTTCCTCAACCTGTCGCAGTGGGACCCGAGAGAGCTGGAGCGCAGGCAGAACAAGCGTCTGG